GTAGGAGGTTGAGTATGAAGGCGGTTTACAGCGCGTACATTGACGGCAATACGATTGACGAAATCGTGGAGTCGGGAGAGGACTTTGTCTACTCCGACATCTATCCGCAGGTGGAGGGCGTCTTTGGCAGGACGGCCTTGTATGAGGCTCTTGCCGGAGCTTCGGAAGGGTTCGCTCAGGAGGAGCTGACCATTATGCTCAACGGCACGCCGTTCGTTAGCCACGAGCGGCACGGACAGGTCGTTCTTGGGTGGATTGACGGAATGCGCGGCAGCAATGTCAGCATCTTTAGCCACGATGAGCCGGCGAAGGAATACATGGAATACCTCCGCGAGAGCGCAGAGCGCGAACGAATCTCGTGGACTTGATTCTTGACATCATTTTAGGAACTGGGGCTATCTCGATTATCGGAAACCTTCTGACCAAACTCTCTAAGGTGGGAGCTATTGAATCGGCTCAGAAGCCTGTTCGTCCACCTCGGGAACATCCCCCGGCTCAGGAGAGCGAAATCCAAACGGGGTGTTAATCCATCGCACGCTGAACTCTGCGCCTGAGGCGTCAGGGTCGGTGTGGTTGACATCTGCTCCAATCATCAGGAGAGCTTCGATAGGATTCGTGGCAATGTCGTAGAACCCGGCAGTCGAGGTGATGTGCCAAGTCTCGGGGTTGCCGGGGCGATACACTACAAAGTAATCCATGCGTTCAGAGTGGCGTACGCACAGGCCAAACGCCACAGGACGACAATCTACCGGTTGTTTAGCACTACAGGTGCGATACAATCGACATACGAGCCGAGCGTCTCTCGGTACCGGAACAGGGAGAATCTATGGAAAACAGGAACGATAGTATGTATCAGGACTACTTCGGTGGTATGACACTTCAGGATGTCGCCGACAAGTACGGCGTGACCCGACAGCGGGTTCAGCAGATCATCAAGGCCAGTGGCCTTCCAAAGCGTCCGCGAATGAGCGGCGGGATGAAGCTCCGGAAGTTTGATTACGCTAAGATCGCGCAGCACATTCAGGAGAATCAGGCGACCGTTCAGGCGGCAGCTTCATTTTTCGGGTGCTCTATTAGTACCGTGACAAACGCGCTCTACAATCAGGGCGTCACGCCGAACAAGAAGGTTCGTTTCACCACGGCCGTAGTTGCTGACATCGTTAGCCGCTATCAGGCCGGTGAGAAGCTTCGCCTTATCGGTGAGACCTATGAGACGAGCGCGCAGTACATCAACACCGTGCTTCGTCGCAACGGAGCTATCGCCGGTCGAAGGAGCAAGTAAATGACAGAACCCACTGATCGCCTGTTCACCGAAGAAGAGTTTCTTCAGTACTCAGCTTTCAGGAAGGGTTTGTATCGGCACAACGCCTACCGGAACTCAGTATCGCGGTACATTTGGCAGAACAAGTGGTACTCGTGGTATCGACTTACCGGGTGGGCTGATTGGGCTGAGCAGGAAGCGCGTAGAGAGTTTGTGCCGGCCAAGCCTTTACCGGCGTGGTCAGTCGAGAAGCTTCAGGCTATTGCCGAGGAGTATGATCGCCGACATCCACGGAAGGCACGAAAGGGTTAAGAAACCTTAACCGAAATGGGGCATTGACAAGTCCGGCGGGGCGGCATTATGCTTGCCCTGCCGAACTTTTTCGGTAGGAAGTAGTAGGAGGCATTATGGGATACGACATTTACTCAATGCGAGAGGACAGGGAGAAGTCGCTAGCGTTTGCCAAGAAGGCAACGCCGTGGATTTTTGGCGACAGCGATGAAGCTCCGGACTATTGGCGCAACACGGCCTATTACCGGATGAACATTGGTGGTATGGGAATCCTTCGCAAGATCAACGAGCTTCTTGGCGTGGCCTTTCTCAATGAGGCCTTGTGGGATAACTCCGGTACGGTCATCCGTGATTGGGAGTGCTTTGATGCTTGGGAGATTCTTGCCAAGAAGGATGACCTTGAGATTCGCGCTGCGGTGATTGAGGCCTTGTCTAGCGACCCGCACGCCTCGTTCCTTATCGACAAGGATGGTGAGGTTCAGGGGTGGATTGAGGAAGTTCGTCATTGGCAGGAATACCTTCACATCTGCTCCGAGCTGAAGGGTTGCGAAGTATTGTGATTGTGCTATTCTGGTTGCTGGTCGGGCTTCTGACCGTGTATGTATGGCGGCTTACGAGCCGGTAGGAGGTTCTATGGAGGACTTGGTTATCACGTATCACCACGATCCGGCACACGGCTGGCTCGAAGTGAAGCGTGAGCTTGTAGAGATGCTTGGTATTCAGGGGCTTATCACCTCATACTCGTATCAGAAGGGCGACCGTTTATTCTTGGAGGAGGATGCCGACGCATCATTGCTCATCCGCTCTCTTGGGGAGCTGAACATCAAGTACACGACGGTTGACCGGCACACCAACGCCGATCATTGGATTCGCGCACTTGACCGATACAGCGCGTTGGCTTAGTATTGCTCTACGGCACTTGCCGTGATGATGTAGGAAGGAGTAGGACAATGGGATACTATGTAAATGGCAATGGTCATCTGGTCATCAAGAAGGAGAATCTTGCTGCGGCCTATGAAGCGTTGATGGCACTCAACGACGCACCGGACAGCGCGAAGCGCGGCGGGTCGTACAGCGGCGGCAAGCAGCACTCGTCGTGGTTCTCGTGGATGCCAGCCGACCTCCGTGAACTCGCAGACACGAAGGCCGTGTTTGAGCAGTTGGGTTTTGAGACGATGGATCACCACGGCGACCTCGTGATTACCTGCTACGACAATAAGTCCGGTCAGGAGGAAGTGTTCTTTGCCGCTGCTGCTCCGTTCATTGAGGATGGCGAGTATGAGTGGACAGGCGAGGATGGCGCGTTCTGGGAGTGGACTTTTGTTGAGGGCAAGATGTATCAGCGCGATGGTATTCGTGAGTATGGCGAGGAGCGCGAGATTAGCGTGCCGGGGCTTCATCGTGAGCAGGTTGAGATGATGGAGCGCATTGAGGCCTCGTTCGGCAGTAAGTAAAACTTGACTTGGCTACGCCTATCCATTAGTGTTAGGCGTAGCCCAGTTGGGTGAGGAAGTAAGGAGGACAAAGATGAGCAACGAGCATTTGGTAGCTACCGCATCGTGCGATTTCTGCGATAGGCCGATGGCGTACTGGGCGGATAACAACTGGTCAGGGGTGGCATCGCGCTATTGCGAAACCTGCGAGGAGAAGCGTTCCGAGAAGTTTGGCTGCGCGATGATTGTTGCCGAAGGCGTGATGTGCGATGAAGGCGCGTGCGGCTGCGGCGGAACGGGGGTGTACTAATGAGCAACATTGAGTTCTGGTCTGCGCTAGACGACATCTTGTTGCGCTTCCATACCGATACCGAGGCCTATGTGATGGGGCCGGAGAAGGTAGGCCGGTGGTGCTGTAATACTTGTTCAGCTGCGGAGATTAGCCTGATGGCGCAAGAGGATAATGTTAGCGACCCAATGTATTTCTTTTATCACGACCAGAATCTTACAGACCAGAACGATGAGCTTCCCGACTATTGCCATCTGGGGTGGTCAGGAGGCCAGCGCGCACTCGACCTTATCAAGCAGTATTGCGATTACTACGCACTAGTGGTAGAGTTGCCTGAGAACGAGGACACTAAGATTCTCGTCAAGGCTCAGTAGGAGGGTTTATGGCAAAGAGGAAGCCTAATAGCATCGCGGAAACCGGTATGTGGTCGGACTATGAGTATTCGGTCGTTCGCAAGAAGTTGAGCAACAAGTCGGCCATCATCACCTCGCCACGCGAGTTGGTTGCGCTGTTCCGCGAGTTCGCGGATACGGAGATGTCTGAGGCTCTGTTCGTTGTCGCCGTTGGCGGTCGCAACAACCTGCTTGGGATTCATCGTATCTACTCTGGTACTGCGACCGGAACTTCGGTGCGGATTGGTGAACTGCTCCGCTCCGCGCTGATGATGGGGGCGGTCGGTTTCGCGCTCGTTCACAATCACCCTTCTGGTGAGTGCGACGCTTCCGATGAGGACATCAGGCTCACGGCTGATGTGGCGAAGGCCGCAACGCTGCTTGATGTTCAGTTCCTTGACCATCTGGTCGTCGGGGCGAACGGCGCGTTCACGAGTATCCGTTCACAGAAGCCGAGTATGTTTGAGGACAGCAGCACCCTGAACTAACTACGACTTGTAGGGGGGTGTCCTCCCTCCCGCGAGTCCTATCCCCCCGGCGGAGTCCTCCCGCCGGGGGATTCTTTTTGTAGCTCGACATCATCAGGCCACGCTATTCATACGCGACCCCCATACCCCATACCCCACACCCCAAAATAGTTAAGATTCCTTACACAAACCTTATCCGCAACTTACTTGACTTGCTGATACGCCTGTGAGAAACTCCTTGTGTCGGGAGCAATCCTAGGAGAAGCTACCGACTAGGTGAGAGTGTTAGGAACAAAGCACGCAGCCAAATAAATGCGAAGTGGTTCAGGCGAGTGATGGGCTCTAATCGCTGCTGTAAATGCGGGAGAGCAAGATTGTAAGTGGAAGCCGGAAGGTTTAGGCCAATACCGGCGGAAGCGAATAGTCTACTGAAACTTTTGGGGGCGACGGCTCCTGAAGGTTTCAGGACATAAGGCCGGTGAGCTACCGGTCTGGGAGTCAGGCCTTCGGGCTTGACTCCCTTATTCTTATGTTGTAGTCTTGTATTCCGTTCCGGGTAGAGGCCGGATAGTTGGCAGATAGACGAACTGCCCGAGACGATAAGGCCACCGAGCTTGGGTCTAACCAACAGGGGTGTCGGTGGCAGCAACTAGGCGAGAGCCGATGTTGCCTCTGCTGTCCATAGTGGTAAGGCAGGGATAAGCGTCAATACCGCGAAAGGGTTTGGGGGGTGTCGCAACTTGGGAGTGGTTCCCCTAGGCGACTCCCCCCTTCATACTTGACGGCGTGAATCGTTGGGTGTAGTGTTCGTCGTACCGGTGATTGCCGGCGTAGAGGAAGGAGAGGACAGATGGACTTGTTTGAGATTCCGGTTGGTGAGCCACAAGAAAGCACCTGCGCGTGCCGTTGTGGTTGTGAGGTTCCGTTGTCCGGTGGTACTTGCGTTGATTGCGGCGAGGGTACGCACCAGAACAACAACGGCCTTGATGATTTCCGCACTTGCGACAATGCGAACCGGTGGCCTGAGTGGTCGCACGCAGGAGTGAAGGCGCGGCCTTTCCGCTATGGGTGGAACGGCTATGAGAACGCCTATGAGGAGTCGGTGGATTTGTGCGACGAGTGCTTTGTCGCGTGGCAGGAAGTTGGGTGGAACTAATGAGCAGGAACGACGCGGCCTTCTTTACGCCGTATCACGATTGCGAACCGGTGTGGTTCTCCGACGATAAGAGCGTGGTCATTTACCGCAACGGCGAGATGAGGATTCACCTTACCGAGCCAGACGGCAGCACGAGCGTTCTCCGGTATACGAACGACCTTGACGCGAAGGGGCTTGATACTGACGAGAAGCTCGCTGACGCTGAGAAGTCCGGCGCACTTGAGTTCCACAATAATCCGTGGTTCGAGGTCGTCTATCACGACAACGAGGAAGGCGAAGTCTTTATTGGCCTTGATGAGGCCAAGAGGTACGCCGAAGGGATTGTCGCCAAGTATGCCGAGTGGCAGGAGCAGGTATGAGCGTCTACCGGAGCTTCCCCTCTGGGGCGTGGGTGGTCAGCGAAATCGTGGGCGGATACTTGACGACCCAGACCTACTATGGGTACACTCGTTCAGAAGCCGTACGGAAGTTCCGTGCGGAAGTAGTAAAGGAAGGTGTGGAAGTGAGCAGGAACGCTTGTTCTTGGTGCGGGAGTGAGGTAGAGGACGACCGGCAGTACGAATCGCGTATCTGTGCGGAGTGCTTTGCTGACGCTCAGGTATCGGCCTTAGAGGAGATTGGCGTACAGGAAGGACGAGATAATGGGGCGATTTGATTGGCCTTACGACGAACTCGATGTGTTGGCGTTTGCTCGCGCAATGATTCGCGGCGGCTATGCCGAGTTTGCCGAGTCGGATTACCGGTGCGAGTTGGTGATTGACCTCATTGAGCGTCCGTGGAAGTGGCGCGTGGAGCTTGACGCTTGGGTGGCAGCCGAACGCCCTGAATCCTTTGACCCAACTGAGGCCTTGACGACAGCGTAGTAGTGGGTGTAGTGTTCAGTAGTCGGCACTTGCCGGCGTAGTAGGAAGGAGTACCTGATGAGTAGGGATGAGAACGAAGTACTAGAAGTTCCGTTCAGCAAGTTCTATGTCGCGGTAGCGCGGAAGGTTGAGGCCAAGTGCGGCCTTCTCCCTGACGACCTGCCGGATGTAGACTTCCGGGGGTTCTATCCCGGAGAGCGCGCGACCTTTGGTGATTACAAGGAAGCCGTGCGTGCGTGTATGATTGAGGTGTTGGAGAACGCCGGATACCCATTAGAGGAGAGCGAGTATGAGTAAGTCGTATCGGGATTACCCTTCTTGCGTACAAGATTTTCGCAAGCCAACCTATCACCCGCTTATCACGAAGTCGCAGTATCAGCGCGACACCGAGGATTGGGTTCATCGCCGTCGCCGTGAGGAGATTACTTGGCGTGTAGCTTCTCTGGTAGTGCTTGCGGTGTTTGCGTTCTTGGTGTTAGACTAGT